ATATAATTGATTGATTTCAATTATATTCGTTTGACGTGTTCGCACGTTGGGTGAAAATCCTGTTTCCGAGATTTATATATGTATTTGAACCATTAGCTCTTTTAGTTCAAGGTACAGCTAATTCTGGCCTTTGTTCTACTAAACAAGATTGATTTTTGGATTCTTTTAAGGCCTTTTCGTACAGCTCATCTGTGCGTTGACAAGCTTGACCGATGTTTCAATGCATTTTATTTTTCCCGGAACAGACATAACCCTGTTTCTACAGCAGACCTATCTGCTATATCAAAGGAACCCCCTATATGTTTACAGAAAAATATTCCACTAAATGTAGTGAAGAAGAATGCCCCGTTGGCACTCTTTTAACGGGAGGACATAAACCTGATTCTTTCAGGCCTGCCCCCCCGTTTTACGGGAGGACATAACCCTAGCTTCTACTAGGCCTGCCCCCCCGTGTATCAGGGCCCCTGCCCTGATACCTCTGTTTTTACTTTGAGGCATTTGTAAGACCTCACCAGATTCATATTGTTATAAAAATACGAAAATAACAATTCCTCAATATGAACGTTCCAGATTGGAATAAAAAATAATCTATACCCTTTGGTAATTTATGTCGATCTAAGTTTAACTCGTTCCACTTTGTTTGGTTTTACTCACTGCAATCTATGATGTTCACAGTATACCAACTTATGAAAGCGCTTGATACTTTATCGCGTTATGCACCCTAGTCTTTTGTGACGCCGGTTTGACATTTCGACATATTTTATTAAATACTTATCAGGTTAAAGTCCAGATATATCCCAAGGAAGGGGAGAAATAATACTCCATTTAAGACTCAGAATTACAATTTTAAGATGCAACGCAATTTTACTACTCTTGAGCAGCGCTCAAAAACTTTATTTCCCGTTAGCATTTTTCAGACGAAACTGACTTTTCCCGTTCCAGCGACCGCATTCGTGCCTGCCCTGGATGCACAGAAAATTCTGTGTAAAGCATCGACTGGTCTTCAATACCAGTCATTTCGAACTGCTGTTCAGCAGTTTATGGATAAGCTTACCTTCTCTCCTGAAATGGAGTGGTTGGTGAAACTTATCGAGGATGTTCTTGTTTTAAGTTTTTGGTTTGCAAAGGCCACAACCAAAACTGAGACCCTCATGGCTATTACGACGTTTGCTAAATGTCGTAGTGATATATCTATCGCTCAACAACTTCTTACTGGTAAGTTAATGAAGTATGTGATGGCCGCTTTTGATACTTTTGAATTTCAAAGTGGTTTTGACACTTCTATTGACATGGCCGAAGCTCTACTGTTCAACTACACCGCTTTTAAGGAATCTCCTTTGATGATTAAGCTTTATAAGTTTTCAACTTACTGTGTAGCACTTCAACTATATGACAAGATGGGAATTACCCTCCATCACGATTATTATAGTAAAGTCGAGCGTGAGATGTTGAAGCGCAAATTCGGATTTGGCTCTGATTTCGTCTATTGTCTATTAGATACTACTGTCTTCCTGCTCAAACAAGGAAAACAGTGCATGGTCTCTGGTAGCATTGACCCAATGTTTCATAGTGGCGCCGCGTATGTCCTCTGGATGAAAGAAGCTAAGGAGGTGCTTGCGCTTGCCGATCACGTCGGAAATCCACAGGTTTGTAAGTTTGATTTTCATACATATTTGTCAAAGCTCGATGAGCTTTTGACTAACGGGAAGATTATGCTTAAGCGATCTGGCGTTACTAAGAATACACGCCTTGAATTTGATTTGATAGCGAATTTATTGCGCTCTTTGGATGCGCAAAAGTTGCAAATCTTGACGAAGCAATCAGCTCTTGAGATGCGAGCTCAACCGCTTGGCTTATTTGTATATGGTGATCCCGGTGTGGGTAAAACCACTGTTATGGATATTCTTTTTAAGTATTATGCTGTATTGCACAAAGCCAATCCGGCTGAGTCGATGCGTGACCATTATAAATTTACCAAGAATGCTTTTAGCAAATATTGGGACAATTTTAACTCCAATATGTGGTGTGTGGTCTTTGATGATGTTGTTGCTGCCTCGCCGAATAAGGTTCTTGGTGTTGATGAAAGTATTAAGGAGATCATTTGCGTAATCAATAACATTCCATATACACCGGATCAAGCTGACTTACCAAAGAAAGGAACAACACCTTTTAAGGGTGAGTTGGTATTAATTTCTTCGAATGTGAATGATTTAGCAATGCGCATTTATATGGCCAAAACCTATGCGCCATTACGTCGAATCCCATACCGTATTGAGCCCATTGTGCGTGAAGAATTTCGCAAAGATGGTGAGATGCGTCTAGACTCTAGGAAAGCGGGAGCTGTTGTAAAAACTCCTGGTGCTTACGATGACTTTTGGCGCTTTAAAATTTGCAAAGCCATGTCTTCGGCAAAAGACCCAATGCAAGGTTACTATGTTGGAGACCAGATAAGCGAGGAACAACCCCTTATTCTGGAGAACATGGCTGAACTATTAGAATGGTATAAGGAGATTTCCACGGAACATATAGCGAATCAACAGATGATGCTTTATGCTTCTGAACATTCGTCAGATGTTAAAATTTGTGAGTGTGGTGGCAAGCACCCTCTTGAATGGTGCCCCGCACCAATGGAAGAGCAAGCGTATACGCGAATTATCAATGGCATCACATATGCATTTCCAGATCGTGAGGAAATCCCCCGTGATGTTAATCCTGCGCCTTATGTTGCTGATGATGATGATGATTTGGAAGCGTATCTAGATATCATTGACGTTAATGCAACTTTGGATGAGCGTGAAGGCACTTTTGTGGATAGAATGTTCACCAAGGCTTTGCACTTTGGTTTGTATTTGTATATGGAAAATTATACATTCCGCAGATCATCTAGTTGGCTTAGTACGTTACCAGTTGTGAGGGCTTATATCCATCGTCATATTATGCCCAGGTTAGTGCGACCTACCACACAACAATTTATTATGCAGACGCTTGGTGATAAGGTGAATAAGAAACTGGGACAGTGTTCCTTTTCTGATGGCCTAATTGCCTTGCTTTCTACAAGTGTAGGTGTTTTTGCTATCTACAAGTCGGTGAAAGCCGTATGTGGATGGATGAAGTCCGATACTGATAAGGAAGACACTCCCAAATGGGAGGCTGCACGTGATATTGGAAAACGGAGTAATGCTGCACGTGAGGAGACTGAAAATTTCTGGTACAAAGAAACTATTGAAGTTACCCCTTTTGATATGAGCCGTTCCCAGGCTTCAATGAAATCGTGGGATGTAGAGCGTGTCATGGAGTATGTAGGCAGAAACTGTGCTCATATTGAGGGTACAGGTGAGACTGAAAAGCTCGAATCTGAGTATATGTCATGTAAGGCCATAGCGCTAAAGGGTAAGGTGTGGCTGACCAATTATCATAGCATCGCGGGTTTTAAGACTTTATCACTGAATTTCATTATCCAAAAGCAGGAAGATGGATTCTCTACAAATTTTCAACAGTCTTTTACTGCTGCTTCGTTTCATCGTATCCCTGATACTGATCTAGTGTGGTTTAATGTTACAGCGACATGTCCACGTAAGGATATTACGGGTTTAATTTCGAAACCAAGCTTTGTGGGTATTATGGAAGGCATGTATGTACAACGCTCTGAAATGGGCGTTATCGTACGTAACCCATGTGTGAACGTGCATAAAGGGAGAACCATATTGCAAGGTGGTGATGAGATTACCATTTGGATGTCTACACCAAGATTTGAGACTGTTGTTGGCGATTGCGGAAGCATTTTGGTAGGCATGTCTCCTTGTGGCCCTTGTATTCTTGGGATTCACATGTTAGGGCGAGCTAACACATCTGGAGCGCAACTATTGACCACTGATCATTTAAGGTACATTGATGAACATGCTGGGCGTGTGATTGTTCAAGGTGCCTTGAAAGTGAAAGCTGGTAATATAGGCCCAAACATTGTAGCCCCTCATGTTAAAGCCACACCGCGATTTGTGAAGAAAGGATGTGCTCAATTTTATGGGTCCCTTGATACACACAATGTCGGTGGTAAATCACGTGTTGCCAAGACAGTGCTTTGTGATACACTAGTTGCTACTGGTGAATATGAGGTTTTACATGGAGCCCCTGATTTAACCCATTGGAAACCGTGGATGCTAGCTATAGATCAAATGGTGGATCGTTCTGTGTCTCTAGATGAGGTGATCTTAAATGAGTGTGTTGAGGCTTACACTTCACATATTCTGTCGAATCTCCCCGAAGGGGAATTGGAAGCGTTACAGATATTGGATTTAGGAACAGCACTCAATGGTGCGCCTGGTGTGAAGTATATTGATTCTGTCAATAAAAACACCTCTGCCGGTTTTCCTTTTAACCAATCTAAGAAGTTTTACTTGACTGATCTAGAAGATACATCATACTGGCAAGCAGGTGTTGATATCACGCCAGAGATAGAGAATCAGGTAGATGAATGTCTTGAGGCATATGCGCGAGGGGAGCGGTTCCATCCTATTTTTAAGGGCACGCCTAAGGATGAAGCTTTACCGTTTCGCAAATTGGATGCTAAGAAGGTGAGAATCTTCACTGGTGGACCTTTTGCGTGGGGTTTAGTTGTGCGCATGTATTATTTGTCCTTTGTGCGCATGATGACGCGCAATCGGATCTTATTTGAGGCAGCTGTGGGCACAAACACTCACTCCAGCGAATGGGGTGATCTACGAGCCTATCTCACCCAACATGGTACAGACCGTATGGTAGCTGGCGACTATGCCGCCTTTGATAAGGGGATGCCAGCGAGTGTCATGCTTGCCGCTTTTGAGGTTATGAGAAATATCCATGAAGCAGCTTTGGACAAGCATGGCAATCGCATTTTCTCAGATGAGGATTTACAAGTGCTAGAGTGTATTGCTGTAGATACGGCATATCCTACGATTGATTTCCACGGAGATATTATCGAGTTTAATGGCACGAATCCATCTGGTCATCCCTTAACCGTGATTGTAAACTGTATCGCCAACAGTCTATATATGCGTTATTCTTTTGCTATCCTTTCACGGGAACAGCAGAGTGCTTTGAGCACAAAAGATTTCGCTAATAATGTAGCACTCTTGACATATGGTGATGATAATGCTATGAGTGTATCTCCTGAAGTCCCTTTCTTTAATCATACGGCTATTCAGCGCGTATTGGCGAGTGTGGGGATTAAATACACAATGGCAGACAAGGAGGCAGAATCTGTCCCCTTTATTCACATTGATGATGTGTCGTTTTTAAAGCGAACATGGCGTTGGGAGGGCGATATCAATGATTGGGCCGCACCCTTAGAGCATGCCTCTATAAATAAAATGCTTACGATGGGTGTCGTAAGTAAGACGAATAGTCCATTAGCAACGGCCGCTGATGTGATAGCTAGTGCTCTCGGGGAATACTTCTTTTATGGGAAGGAGATCTTCGAAGCCAAGAGAGCTTTACTACTCGATGCAGCACACCAGGTTGGTGTTACACCCTATCTGACCGCTGCGAAAACTCCCACATGGGATACCTTGGTGGCGCGCTATGAGCGCGCATCGAGAGGGGTGAACTTATACCCTCGGGATAATCTCCCAGAAAATAAGTAGCGTGGACGTAGTTACTGTGCGTGTATATGTACTCTATATGTTTGTAAGTGTGGACGTTTGCGTAAATTCTCTGCTAGGGCGACCCCCGAAATTCCTATTTAGGAATGTGTTGTTGAGACACAATTGAGTGACCCCCCAGAGTGAATAGTTAATAACTTTGGGGTTTAAATAGTTAACTGGAAATATTTGTACCAAACATGCGTTATCTCAGACGCAAGAAACTGAGCCTATTACCATCAATAACGGAACTGATGGTGATATGGTAAATCGATCCGTATCGTACTCCGAGGGAAGTTTATCCCTCACCCCCCTTTCCCCTCTGCCATTAGAGTGGACCTATCAAAGTTCTCGTGGTGACATCGACACTGGTGAGAGTGGTAAAGCAGACATTCAGGATGATCTTGACTCTGTGGCACCAATCCAAGAAGGGACTGTTCAATATGTCAACGAGACAGAGGGTGCCACTTTGACATACAAGTCATTAGAAGATCACACCTTCTACGCTGATGAGGCTGTAGGAACACAGCTTGGTGATTTCTTTACCAGACCAGTCAAAATTGCTACGTTTCGATGGCTAGAAAACGATTCTGGTGTCGATTTGTTCACTTTTAAACCATGGGAGCTATTTTTTAGTGACTTACGTGTTAAAAAGAAATTGGATAATTTCGCGTATCTGAATTGTAAATTGGTGTTAAAATTTGCTATTAATGCGTCACCATTTTATTATGGTGCTATGAAAGCTAGTTATACACCACTGGCTGGATATGGCGTGGGAAATTTGGACGGATCTAACGTGCCTCAGCGCAAGATCACACGATCGCAGCGGTATACAGTAGATCTAAATCCCCAAGAAGGGTCTATGGCGATTATGGAACTACCATTCATTCATTTCAAGAATTGGTTAAAAGCGGATATGCTTACTGATTTTACTAATATGGGTGAAATCTACTTATCCCAGTATGCTGCATTGCGTTCAGCAAATGGTGTTACAGGCGCAGGGGTGGACATTACAATCTTTGCACATGCAGAAGATGTGCATTTGAGTGGACCTACAGTTGGTCTCGCCCTGCAGGCGCGTCGTATGCGGCAAGATAGCGCACCAAATGGTTGGATCTCAGGACCTGCAAGCGCCGTTGCGGCTGCAGCAGGCGCACTAACGGCCATTCCAGCGATTGCACCACTTGCTCGTGCCACAGATATGGCTGCATCCAGTTTGGCTGGTGTGGCACAATTATTTGGTTTCACAAACGAGCCTGTGATCTCAGATGTTATGCCTGTGAAAAATCTACCTTTTGGTAATCTTTCCACTGGGGAGATTAGTGAACCTGCGCAAAAACTTACCATAGATCCCAAACAAGAGTTGGCGCTAGATACTCGCGTTGGTGGTTTTGATGGTGAAGATGAGATGGTTATATCCAATATTGTTCAAAGAGAAAGCTGGTTGGCAGGGACGAATTGGTCTACAACACAAGCCACTGATACCATTCTATGGACTAATCTTGTAGTGCCGTGTGCGCATGATGAACTCACTATCACTGGTGGGCGGAGAATTTATGCCACGCCTGTAACGCATCTAGCGCAGATGTTCAAATATTGGCGTGGTGATTTGATTTATCGTTTTAAGTTTATTCGGTCCCAATATCACCGAGGGCGAGTGCGTATCACATGGGATCCTGTAGCGAATACAACATCGCAACCGAGCTCCCTTAATACAAACTTTACGCAAATCGTAGATTTGGAGGATTCGGATGAGGTGGAGATTCGTGTACCATATATGGGTGAAAAACCCTTTTTGGATATCCCGAGTGACTACCCAATCACTTGGTCCAATGGTCCCGCACCGACTCTTGTGCCTAACCAATACAATCACAATGGTATCTTGCAGGTGCGCGTCGTTAATAATCTAACCGCGCCAGAGGCGACAAGCGATGTGGACGTGTTAGTTTATGTCCGCGCTGCAGACAACTTCGAATTTGCAGTACCACGTGATGTGTCTCCATTGAACACATTCTTCGCGTTCCAATCAAAGCGTGGGCCTATCATGGCATCCGCTCAATCCCATAGTTCCAATAACGATCAAGCACTGATTAATTTCGGTGAGCGTTTTGTGACAATGCGTGACATATTGCATCGGAGTTCTTTCTCAATGCATAGTGATATTGCGATTTCGGGTGTCAATGGAACTCGTGCTATCACCAACTTGCGATTTAGGCGTTACCCACGCCTACCAGGGTGTGATCCCAATGGCTTTTATTCAGCAGCGTCTATTAATTCGACCGGTAATATTAATTACAATTTCGCCGCCGCACATCCTATGATCTGGTTACAACAAATGTATATTGGATCGCGGGGTAGCGTGACGTGGAATATTGATTACGACAACGAAGCAGGGGGTGTTGGAAGTGGTCCTTCGGGTATGCTAACCATTATGCATGCACCGCCTAATGCCATACCGGGTAAGACAGTGACAAGTATCACGATAGCATCGCCTGCTGGTTCTATGGCACGACAATTATGCCGCGGTGACGTTGCTGGCAATGGTGCAGAGGGTATGGGATTAGTGCATCAGCGCACTCAAGCTGGTTTATCGGCTAATTTACCTCATTATGCCCGTAGTAGATTCTATGTGAACAATGTTGCTACAAGCACCAACGGCCAACAGGCTGATGATTCAGATAGTGATATTTGGACTGTTCAAGTTATCACTAAGGGAGTTGCTAGTGCTCAGGCAGTTGCGCAAATAGAGATGTATGCGTGCGCAGGACCCGATTTCAACTTGGTGGGATTCTTATGCGCTCCAGTGGTATACCGCCAGAGTTCGCTAGCTACTCCTACTTAGGTGGGAATTCCCCGTAGGGGGGGCCAGTGAACCTGGTTTCGCACATAATCCATAGTGGAGATAGTGCGTAGAAAACAAAAAGTCTTTCCCATAGACGACTTGAGCCTTCGAAAAGGTTCGTGAATAACTCATATGCAATGAGCTCATGGTAAAACAAAGAAATGTATTAAAATGACGTGTTCGATGCGTCGTCTGGATTCTTACATCCAGTTCTAAGTTCGATAGCTATAAGCTACATGTTTCAATTAGAAACCTTTTCCCTTAGGGGAGCTGAAATATCTGTTTTTTCAATAGAAGATTATGTGTAGTTTATCGCTACACAGAAATTCTAGGAATTTTTGCAGAATATTAAGTCGGAGGTTTATAATTGATTTCGAGCACATTCGGAATG